AGCAAAAACATTACTTGGACAATCTTCTGTTTTTGTAAGTGTACCACCACCAACTGTAAAGTTATTACTATTACCAGATTGGTCTGTAACTGAGTTACCATCTTTTAAAATAAAGAAACCTTGATTTCCATAATTTACACTTGGAGCAGTATTTATTTTCCATTCTCCAGTTGTGCTATCAAAAGAACCAAAGTCTGATGCTTGATAAGCATAGCCATCACATAAATGTAGATGAGACATTGTTCCATTAAAATAAAAAGTATTATCGAATTTTCTTCCTATGTATAAAGTTTTTCCATTTGCAAACCAACTCGCATGAGTAGAAAAATTACTTCTATTATCATTTACAAAATCTGTTTGTAAAACTCCATTAATCCATATTTTTGATTTATCAGTTCCAGATTGTGATGCGTCTTGAGTACTTACAATATGATACCACCCAGAAAAATCTCTAGCTAATGCTGTTGTTCGAGTTTCAGCATTTTGACTTCCATTATAAGTCCACTGACTATAAATAGATTCACTATTACCTAAAAAATGACCTGCACCACCTGTTGTAGAGTTATATTGAGAACTTACCAATCCTTGATAATTTCCACTTGAAGCCAACTTAACCCAAACAGAAAGTGTTTGTTTAGTTGCGTCTGTTGGTGTTCCCATTGTTCGTGATAAAAATGTATTAGCCATTAGTTAAACTGACCTCCTCCCGTAGCTCCAAAGCTAGAAGTAAAACTAAAAGCTCTGTCTGTTGTTTGACCCTCTTGGTCTGTAATTCTAATTGTAAAATTATATTGAGTTGGTGTTGTACTACTACCACCAAAATCTGTTGTTGCCAATACTCCAGTTGATGAATTTAAAGTGACATTTGCACCAGTTAGATTAGATCCTACTTCTGAAAAAGTTATTGCACTATCAGATGAACCAGCAATCGTTGCTATTGTACCAGAGAAATTTCCAGCAAAAGTTCCAAGTGATCCAGCAGATGTACTAAATGATGGAGCTGTTGATGCTGTAATAATAGCATTTGTTGATCTTCCAGCATTACCATCGTCAAGCTCTACTCTTACAAAATAAGTACCAGATGCCAAAGTCACATTAACTGCAAGTGTTGTTGAGTTTGTTAAACTAATACTATTTGCCTGGGTTATAGCTCCAGTATCTGATTTAATAAATTCTACTTGTGGAATATTTGAAAAATTTGTCCCAGTAATATTTATATTTGTAGCTGTAGCTGGCGCAATAGTTTGCGAAACATTTGCTATTGTTGGTTTTGTTTCAACAGCATCTATAAAACTTAAAACTCCAGATCCGTTT